TCTGTTAATCCGTAAGTCTTACAAGCCCACTTTCTTGTGAGCCTGTAATACTTAAGGATATTCATTTCACGCAGATCCTGCGCGGTTAATCGCATCTATTAACTAAATGCAGCAGCTACAGTTATTGCGTTTACAGCAGTAATTTGTGGGTGCACAACATCTGTTGCTACAGTAGCGTCAGCAAGAGTTGTAGTACTCATGTCTGCAAGAACAATAACTCCGTCTGAATAAGGGAATGCATTAATCTTTTCTACAATAGCTCTTGTTACTTCTTTAGTATAACCTGCGGTTATAGTAAGGTCAATAAAATCTGATATTACGTTTAAGTCTTCCGCAACGTTACCAGCTTGATTAACTGCACTATCAAAGTAAATACATAGTGAAGTAGCGTCTATAGGTACAATACCAGTTATATTCTTAACCGGTACATAAATTGAATCATCAATACCATCGTCAGCATCGACATCGGCATTTTTTCTGATATAAAAATATTTATCCATTTTTTTAATTTTTTAAATTTATACTCGGTTAAGAAATAGCAGCAGCTACAGCAAGTCCAGTCGCATTAGTATCACTAGTATAACCGGCAACTCCAGTTATATCAGAGTGAAAAAATATTGCTGAAACTGTAGCATTAGCTAAGTTAGTTGTTACAGTATCTACCACATCAATAAACCCATCAGTATACAACTTGTTAGAATTTATAGCTGCAATTAAAGCATCTATAACATTTTTATGTGTATGTGTGTTTACTGTTAAAGTTACAGTATCTGTAAGAATTTCATCGCCAGAAGCTCCTGCAGAACTAGCTGGTGAGTTTTTCATACTCTTATACCTAATGATTAAAGTTGTATCACTAGCCGGAGCTATAGCCATTATATTTTTGGCTGGAATACAAACAGAGGTAAGTTGAGTAGCAGATCCAGCAGCGCCGTCGTCGTTATCGACATCTGCTACTGTTCTAAAATACAAAAATTTGTCCATTTTTTAGTTTTTTTTGTTAATAATTAATTTGTTTGCTCGTTTTAAGTATATGGCTTTAGGTTTAAGGTTTAGGCTTAATCTATTAATACAACGTCTTGTTGTTTTATAACGCCGTAAAATTTATCTTTATGCTGGATACCGTGTCCAGCGTGTTTATCGTAGTATATAATGTCATTTTCTTTTATTCCCTCGACGTTATGTCCAATAGATACAACCTTTGCTTTTAAATATCTATTGTCTTCGTTAATTTCATCTGTTAAAATTAATCCACCAACTTTCTTAGACTCGTTTTTTATAGGATCTATAATTATATAGTGATTAACTGCCTTCATTGATCCTAATGTTTGAAATTACACAATCAGCGGATATAATAGTAGTTACAACAGAAATCGCATTTTTAAGTGCCGTTTTAGTAACAAGTACAGGATCTATAACTCCAGCGTCTATCATGTTTACTTCCTCGCTTGTTACGACATCAATACCGACGCCTTTATTTGGCCTAGGTCCTACTTGTTCTATACCCGCATTAGCAAGTATTGTTTCAAACGGAGACTTAATAGCGTTTAATAGTATAGTCTCACCAGCGTTTTCAGGTTTTATTTCTTGTGAAGCGTTTAATAGAGCTATACCACCACCTGGTACTATACCTTCTTTTAACGCTGCTTTAGTAGCATATATCGCATCTTCTACTCTATCACGTTTTTCTTTTAATTCAACTTTAGAATTAGCGCCAACACGCACAATTCCAACACTACCTGACAACATTGCTATTCTTTGTCTTATATATCTTTTAAAAAAATCTCTTTTTTCTTTTTTAAGCAACTTTTTAACCTCTTCTATACGTTCTTTTACGCTTTTATCAATGTTTTCAAGCGTAATTACTGTATTTTTGTCATCTGTAACAGTTTTTTCAGCTTCACCTAATACATCTAGTGATATTCCGTCTAAATCATCACCTAATTCTTCGTTAATTACAGTCGCGCCAGTTAAAATAGCTAAATCTTCACATGTATCGTTCTTAGTAGGACCAAAACCAGGTAAATCTATAATGTTTACCTTAATATTACCCTTGACTTTGTTCATTAAAAGCGCACTTTTTACTTGTTGCGACACTTGTGCAACTATTAAAAGCGATCTATTGTTCTTTATAACAAACTCTAGTATGTTTTGTATCTTTCTAACGTTAGGTATTTCCGACGCAACGATTAAAACTAGTGGATTTTCTAATACTGTACGTTGTTTTTCTGTGTCTGTAACAAAATGAGGCGATGTTAAACCACACTCAAGCTGTACCCCATCAACTAATTCAACATAAGTTTCATCAGTTTCAGAACTTTCCATTAAAACAACACCATCGTCACCTACTTTTTTATAAGCGTCAGCAATAATAGTGCCTAACTCTTTGTCGTTGTTGCAACTTATAGTAGCAACGTTATCTAACATGTCGTCTTTTACCTCAATTTTTACACTATCAAGATAATCGTTTACCTTTTTAAGGCCATAATTGACACCTTCTTTTATTTCTCTAATAGTATTGTCTTTCCAATTACTATTATTAATTTCTTTTATTAGTGATTCAGCAAGAACGGTAGCTGTAGTAGTACCGTCACCCGCTTCTTTCACTGTGTTTCTAGCTGCTTCTTTAATTAAAGTAGCTCCCATATTTTCAACCGGATCAAATAAGACAACAGATTCGGCTACTGTTACACCGTCTTTTGTGATTACCGGTTTACCGCGTCCATCTTCATATATAACGCACTTACCAGAGGCGCCTAGTGTGGATTTTACGGCTTGAGCTAGCTTACTTACACCAGCTATAATTCTTGTTTTAGCGTCATTGCCAAAATTTAGATCTTTGACAATCTCGCTAGGTAGATTATATTCCATTTAATTTAATTTAATTGTGTTTCTATTTGAATGTTTTTATAACTTTAGGTCCTTTTGTTGCCTCTAGTTTTTTAGAGAAGTGGTCGATGCTACCGTTAATTGCTGTTTCGGCGCCTTCGACTGTTTCTCTTCTTGTTACAGCGTGCCACTCTTCATTATCTGGATTAGAGCACTCTGTTTGGTAATAGCCATTTGCCAATTGTGTAATTCTCCAATTACTCTTCTCAGCTAGGTGTTTCCATTGGTTAATAGTTCTTTCATTCGGTTTTGTGTTCGTGGTATACGAACTTTTGTAATACAAATAAGTCATAGTTTTTTTGGTTTTATGTATTGGTTAATATTGTTAGTCTTTACTCTTTTACGTTTCCTTTAGAATCAGTTTCAAATCCAGCTTTTTCGTTTTGTTCAGCTACATATTCTTCGTAGTCTGCTCTAGCATGCTTGTCAGGAATTTCAAGCCCTTGGCCGTAGCTATTATCTTTGTTCCATATTTCATTTTTCCAAGTTCTAAAGTTTAGTATTTTAGGATCTTTGTCTTTCATTGGTGAATAAGCACCAGATAATTTAGCTATAGAAGGCTTGTTACTCGATTTTAACATAAATGGAGCTGGGTTTTTCTTAAAATTTGGCATAATTATTTTCTTTTAAATTTTGTTTGTAAATCTTTTTTTATTTCTTCACTTTTCTTTTTTAAAGCCTGTAAAAACCCACCGATACCTTTTTGCGTTTTAGTTTCTACTTGTTCTTTAAATGTATCTAAGGACTCTTTAATTCTTAGTTGGCCTGTATTTGGATTCTTAAATCCAGCTTTAAATTTTTCTTCTGCTTTTGTTTTAGCAGCTGTTAAATCACTATCTAGTTTTTGCAACCACTTAGGCCTGTTGTCTTTCATTGGTGATACTCCAGAAAGTTTAGCTATAGAGGGTTTATTACCTGATCTTAGTTTAAATGTACTATTTTTTTTCATGTTATGAAGGTTTTTTTCTCAAGTACTCTTCAATCGCTTCGCGTCTTGATTTTTTTGGCCCTTCTGGCCCTTCTGGCTTATTTGGATTCGCTACGTGTTGAGCCCCTTCATTTGTTGTAAATCCTCCAGTTGCAACTGGGTTTCCTTTTTCGTTGTGATAATGTTTAGCGTATTGTGGTGGGTCTGACATACGAGCAGCCATACCATCTTTCATTGGTGATATACCAGATAATTCCATTGGTGAGGGCTTATTGCCTGACCTTAGTTTAAATGCAGACGTTGATAATCTTTCCATTTTTTTAATTTTTTATTTTATAGTTTTTACCTCCTTCGCTCTTTGTTCCTTTACCGTCGTTACCACGATTAGCCTTAACAGATTTAAAAGCACCTGTCTTATGGTCATAATCTTTACCGCTAACATCGACGCCATTTTTTATAGCTTCTCTTCTAGCTCTTTGAGATGAGGCTTTATAGTCAGCTCTCTTCTTAGTTAGGGCAGAAGCAAGGTCTCTTTTCTTCTTGGCTGCAGCAGCCTTAGGTGATAATTTTTGTTTTAGTCTTATTGGTGAAGTTTTCATAATTCTAATAATTACATATTAAGTGGGTAATTTAAGTAAAAAAAGTTATTACAAATATAGAGGTAGGGTGCTGCGCCCTATTTTCTGGATTTTTTATGAAAAACAAAACCAATTTATTTAG